ATAATCCTCTTTCATCATAGACACTTGTCCCGCCGCCACTACCACACCGTATCGCGCGATCCAGCGCCATAATCATAGCCACAGCGCCGTCGATCTTCTCGGTGGACTTTTCCTTGTCCGGCTTGATGTTGCCTGCCGGGTCGGTACGGATGAAGATGTTATCCATCATCCAACGGAGCACCGGATGCCCGCCGTGGGCTATTTTCTGCTCCAATGTCAGCTTCATAAGCTCCTTAGTCGGCGGCGACATGTCTTTGAAACCTTGACCGAACGGTACTACCGTAAAGCCGAGGTTTTCTAAGTTCTGCACCATCTGCACGGCGCCCCAGCGGTCGAAGGCAATCTCCCGGATGTTGTATTTGGTGCCGAGCTCTTCAATAAAGGATTCAATAAAGCCGTAATGAACTACATTACCCTCGGTCGTTTTGAGAAAGCCCTGCTTCTCCCATAGGTCATAATTGACATGATCCCGCCTAACACGTAGGTCGAGATTGTCCTCAGGAATCCAGAAGAAAGGCATAACGGCATACTTGTCGTCCTCATCCTCTGGGGGGAACACAAGGACAAAGGCTGTAATGTCCGTAGAGGATGAAAGGTCGAGTCCACCATAGCACACACGTCCCTCCAGAGCTTTGGAGTCAACGGGAAAAGCGCATTTATCCCACTTATCCATCGGCATCCAGCGCACAGCTTGCTTGACCCACTGGTTCAGACGAAGCTGACGGAAGCTGTTCTCCTCAGCAGGGTTCTGCTTTGCCGACTCGCAGGCCGCCTTCACCTTGTCGATACCAACCGTGATGCCCAGAGAGGGGTTTGCTTTTTTCCATACCTTCGGGTCCGTCCAGTCCTCATCCTGAGCAGCGCCGTAGATTACCGGATAGAAGGTCGGGTCATGCTTGCGTCCATCAAGAATATCCAAGGCTTTCTGATGGGTTTCGTAACAGATAGATTGTGTATCTGTGCCGGCTGTGGTAATGAGGAAATACAGCGGCTGCATACGGGCGTCGCCAGAGCCTTTCGTCATGACATCAAACAGCTTCCGGTTGGGCTGTGTATGCAGCTCATCGAATACCACACCGTGGATGTTGAAGCCGTGCTTGGAATACGCCTCAGCCGAAAGTACCTGATAGAAGCTGTTAGTGGGTAGGTAAATAATACGCTTGGAAGAAGTGAGAATTTTCACACGTCGGGAGAGGGCCGGACACATTCGCACCATATCAGCGGCAACCTCAAAGACGATGCTGGCTTGCTGGCGATCAGCGGCGCAGCCATAAACCTCTGCTCTCTCCTCGCCGTCGCCGCAGGTAAGCAGCAGTGCAATTGCGGCGGCAAGCTCAGAATTGTGAGTTGGCACCATAGAAGGCCCAGCTAAATACTGGTGAGAGGGGGAGCTCACCTGAATACACCGCATAGGTATTCGTTCCCTTACAGGTTCTATGGAATGAATGTAGTGAAAATTGGAACGTGTAGGAGACACGCTGGCATCTTTTCGACGCCACAGCTTTCTTGCAAGTCCGCTGGTGGGCAAGTCCGCAAATGATGTAAATCTGATGGTATACAGGGTCATACCGGTAGGCTCACCGTAGCGGAGTGAAGGGCCTACAGTCATTGCGTTTTTTATACCTAGGCTCCACAGCAGTTCTCTCACATCCAGAGCGAGCTGCTTTTCCGTGCTGACGTAGGTGCTTTGAGCTTTTATCTTACCAATACATCCATCGGAATCCATAAGTCCCTGTAAAAGCTCCCAGCGCTGATGCTCCGAAGCTCTCAAATATTTCTTCGGAATATGCTTGTCATGATACGTCTTAAGGAGTATGTTTCGTAAATGGGGAATGCGGACAACTACACTGTCGCCAACATTGTGCCATAACGATGAAACCCCATACGGCACCCGCTTGAGGACGCCGGCAACATCACATGTTCGAATCGTAATCTCCGGTTTGGTAGCGCATCCGTTTCCGAGCCAGTAGCCATAAAGATATGGGGTTACCGGTAGTTCGGTGTCCGGCAACTCTAGAGCGCCCGCAACAGGTATTCTGTATATGGAACGAAAGGGCTCGTCCTTATGCCTTTCCCGATAAGCAGAAAAGGCCTCATACATCTGCTGTGTTTGAAGCTGCTTTTCCTTTTGCCCATTATTAATGACCTGTACATTCCACAAGTGCCTTGCCCCGGCGATAATGGAACTGCCGTCGCCGAACGTGAGCCTATATGCCTGTTCGGTATCGTCTATTTCACTGAGGGCAAGAACATAACATGGCTTTCCGTTTTCATCAAATACAAGATCACCGGGTCTCAGTTCACCCATCTGCTTCCAACCTTCTGGTGTTGGAATGGGTGTATCTAATGCGAGCTGTTTTCCCATTTTCTTTGGTATTTCTACATATGCCGTGTTGAACTGGCGGTATCCGCTGGGCTTTAGGACCCCGAAAAGGTCCCGTACGATCTGCTCCTGCCAGTCAATTAGCTCAAAGGGTTTGCCTGCCCATGTGCCCTTGGTGTGTTTGAGGGCTTCTATGAAGCTGACGGCAAAATCTGCAGCGTCCTTGTCGTAATAAGAATTCTTCGCCATGAACTCGGTGGGCTTGTATTTCTTGAGCTTTCGTATATGCCGCCGCCTCCTTTCTGAGGGCATGAAAAAAGACTGCCGAAGCAGCCTTGCAAAAATTTATAGATAATGAGAGACGGGGCCTTCCGACCCAGGCTCCCGGCTGTTTTCAGTTGTAATCCTTTATAAGGATGGCAAGCGCGGCTGCCGTGTTTTCGTCGGCGGGCTCGATGTCCCAGCCGCGATCATAATTGCAAACCGTCTCGCCGTTCCGCTTCAGCGTCAACTTGGAAATGTGGCCCTCGTCGATGCCGTAAATGCTGGCCTCGTCGTAATGCTTAACCCAGTAGTGAAAAATGTCCCCGCCGACCTTAATGCTTCCTTCTGACCACATGGCTGCTGCCTCCTCAAAATTCCTTGATTATCGCGTTGTTGTCGGTGTTGAAGCTCACGGTGTAGCGGACCTCGCGGCCGTCCGGCTTTCTGGTGATTACCCGGATGTCACCCTCAAAAGCTCTGTAGCAGCGGTTGATTTTCTCGTCCTTCGGAAGTTGGCTCTGGATTTGCTTCATCTGTTTTTCGGTCATTGCGGTGTACCCCTTTCGTTTTGGTATGTACATATATCGCTCTGAAGCCCAGTAATAGCAAGCGCTTCAGGTGATATATACTACACAAATCTCGGAGGAGAAACCTGTGTATTACTCACCGGTCAGAATGAAGCGGGCATATTCCTTTTTGTGCTCCTCCAGAAAGAGGACCAGTTCATAGTAACCACGGTCGTAGGCCATGCGCTGGACGCGGGCGGCATCGAACATATTCGTTTCGCCGGTATCGCGGATGGCGAGAATCTGTTCCTTGACCTTCTCAGTCATGGCAATCACCGAGCTTTCTGCAGGAGTCAACGCCATAGAGCACATTCAGGCCAGAACCGTTGTCCCAGTTCACTAGGATAGAACCGGTGTCGTCGACGCCATACACGGTGCCCTTTGTACCGATGGGCGGAGCCTGTACATCGTCCATCCGCACAAGCTCCACGCGGGTCCCAGCCGGATAGGTTTCCCGGAGATGCGCCAGCAGCTTTTCATTCATTAGCATCGGAAGCGTCTCCTTTGAAAGCGGAGGAACCTGTCAGGTTCTTCAACAGGATTTTCCGGTCGGCCTTGTATTCGTCTCCGATGAAGCCCAACCGCAGAAGGAAGCAGCGAAATGCGTATTTATCATTGTCGACTGCCTTGTCCTTCGCCGTGACGCGCTTCTGGGTTTTGGCCATGCCGCAGAGCTTGCCGATGAATTTTGCGTAGGCGCTGATGTCCTCCGGTGCCGGATATCCGGCGAACCACGGGAAGGAAATCTTGTCGTCCTCTACCGTGATCGTCAGGTCGTCAGTGCCGAGCGATTTCTTGATGAGGGTCGCCTTGCTTTCGACCAGCCGCTTCAAGTTTTCGATGGAAGCGTCGGTGAAGCCTTCCTTCGGCATCGAAATCGTGAGGCTTTCCGGAGCGTCGTCTGCCTGGGCCTCCGTGGTGTCGTCGGCGGCGGTGAAGCCGTCCGCGATCAGGTCGTGGGCGATTCGCTCGGCTTCGGCGTCGTCCTCGCAGATGAGGGTGCCTTCCTTGTCGATCGTGATGTCGCCGATTTCGTAGGCGCAAGTCGGCATCCGCTTGTAGACCGCCTTAGTCTGCAGGATGGTGCTGACCGCCTTAACCAGTTCTTTGCGCCCTTCTCCGGTTACGTTGTAGTTGATTTCCATGGTTCTTGACCACCTTCCTTTGTCTTGGTAGTCTATACATCACTCTAAAGCTGTGGAATAGCAAGCGGTACCTGAAACAAATTCCGCACAAAATGTAGCAACCGTTTCTGTGGATGCTATGATGCCGCCATGGAAGGCGTTGGTGTATGAAAAGACGCCTCGCTGATTGAGAGATCAGCAAAGCGTCTACATATATTTGCTACTCGGCGCCTTCAAATTCGCATAGGGGATCGTATTGCCCTCCCTTTCAAGGAATACGTCGTCTGCCTTACCACCACAAACTGTGTAGGGGTATATTTTTTCAGTTTTCGCAAGCCTCCGTCCTCCTTCCAAACAGGCATAAAAAATGACCTGCCGCAGGCAAGCCTTCAAAATCTATTAAATCGCTATATTTTATCTGGATATTTGAACTCAACTTCCGGGTCAATCCGCTTTCCGTTCCTGAGAATCGGTTGATTCGGAAAA